AAAAATCTTGTATGGATGATTTAGATTATTGGTGTGACATTGTGGACTATGTGAGATTATATGAAATTGATATGTCTTTAGCTATAGAACCAGATTCTTTATCGCTCAATGAAATTCCAGTCTCTTTGAATAAGTGTATTTTCATTACTCAACCTCCTTGATCCATACCGTTGTTTCTGTTGGGAAAAAGCCACCTTCAATAACTGGTGACATTTTACGATCACCATTCATAACTTGAAAATCAGCGTGGATTCCGTTGTCCGATTCTTTTATATTTGAGATGCGGTAATAAGTGTCACCGTAATTGTGTTTCATTTTAATTCGTTTCATTTAGCTGTTCTCCCAGTTTTTAACAATTGATTCATGTCTTTTTATCTTAGCATCAAGTTCTTCTTTTTCCTTTTGATGCCTAGCTTCCATCTCGTTATAACGTGTGTAAAGTTCTGGTAGTTTCTTCTCACTGTAGTTCGCTTGTTGCTGTTCTGTTGTTAGGTAGTTCATTTTATTCTCCGTTTGTTTTTACGTGGTACTAAGTTAAAAAATCTTGCGAGCTTGTGTAGTTTCCATTTGATTGCTTTAATCATTTTAATCTCCTTTAGAGGTACGGCAATTGTTCTATCACTAATTCTTTATTACGTTCTGATAAATCGTCTATGTCCATTCTATGCCCATTCATTATAACATAAATCGTTGACCAGTAATAATACCGCCCAAATGAACCAGTCTCATAATCCTTTGTTGCTTCGATCTCGAACTTGTTACCGCTTACTGTTTCGCCTTGCATTATTTCCTCCTGTTTAATTATTGTATGAGTTATTTATACATGTGGAATAAATGATTGTCAATTGGTTTTGTATAAAAAGATTGTATTTATTTTTTGTATAAAGTTTTTATGTTTTAACTATTGACAATGTTTTAAAGTCAATGTAATATTAAATCCATACTAACAATAACAAAGGAGATAGTATGAAGAATGAAGTGTTAAAAACCGCAATTAAAGAAGCTGGTTACTCTTATGAGAAGCTTGCAAGAGAAATTGATGTAAGTAAACAAACCGTTGCAAATGCTGTTAATGGTAAAAGTATCCATAAACACACAAAGCAAGTTATTTGCATGACACTAAACAAAACGCTGAACGACCTGTTTGGCGATAACTAATAAATAGAGGTGAGAAATGAGTAACTTAATTCAATCAGTACAAACGTATTTCGCAAATGAGGTTAATTTTAGCCATATACAAAAAGCCTGTCAGTCTGTACAAGTAAACGAGCAAGTCATGGACGTGATTCAAATCATAGCTAATAATGCAAAACTACAGCAGTGTTCACCTGCTTCAATTGTTGGCGCAATTATCACTGCAAGTCGTCTTGGTGTTAGTCTTGACCCGAACATAAAACATTCGTACTTGATACCATATGGAAAGACTGCAAAACTTGAAATCAGTTTCATGGGGTTTATTGACGTTATTTATCGTTCAACTGGCACTCTTCTTGAAGCTCATATGGTTTACGCTAACGATGAATTTGATTATCAGCAAGGATCAAAACCACATGTAGAACACAAGCCGTGTGTATTTGGTGATAGAGGTGCCTTGATTGGATGCTATGCAATAGGCAGAATGCCAAGCGGTGAGTTCTCTATTGAGTTTCTTACTCTTGAAGATATAGAAGCATGTCGCAAAGTTTCAAAAAATCCAAATGGTGTATGGAAAACTTGGTTTAATGAAATGGCTAAGAAGTCTGCTATCAGAAGATTATACAAGCGTCTGCCTAAAAACTCAGAGTCGGCAATGGTTGCAAGTTATGACGAGAAGCAAGAGACAGGTCAAGACACCTCTGAATTTATCGACATTGAAGGCGTGGAAGTACCGCAAGAACAATCAGCAAGCGACAAACTAGACGAACTATAAAACAAAGGGGCTGAAATATGCCCCGTAATTAATGAGGTGTGAGAAATGATCCTAGAAATGACAGACGAGGAGTACAGAGCTTTAGAAGGGGCGAACGCTTCAACACTCAAGAGCTTTATACATTCAGTTAAAGAAGGCAACAAATCGCTTGAGAAACCGTTTAAAGGCTCACCTGCAACAGCATTCGGAACATTATGTCACTCGTATGTTTTGGAGGCTGATACTTTTGAGGATGAATACGCTTTGTTTAAACCTCCTGTTAACGAAAAGACGGGTAAAGAGTATGGCTCAACCACAAAGGCGTACACAGAGGCTTTAAATGAGTTTAAAACGCAAGGTAAAACAGCATTTACACAAGAGCATTACGATAAATTAAAAGCCATTGAGCAATCAATCAGCAATTGTGACGACACAAAGAAGATTCTCGCAAAGTGTGACCGCAGGGAGTTAGTATTAACTTGGGTAGATGAAAGAACTGGTTTAAAATGCAAAGCTAAACTTGATGGAGTTGGTGATAAAATCGGCATGGATTTAAAGACGATAGGTGACTTTAAATTTCATGGTTATGATGAAGATTCAGAGCGACTAAGAAACACAAAATTGCATTATCAATGCTTAGACTATGGTTATTATTTGCAATTTAAACACTATCTTAATGGAATGATTGCGAACGGTTTTGACACAAAAGTTTTTGCGGTCACATGGGCTGAACGCGATGGAATAAATGATGTATGCACAACTATAATTTCAGATGAAAAGGTAGAGTTAGGGCAATTGCAACTTGATTCAGCTTTCGACAACTTTATCAACCGCAAAAAAGAATGTAAACTTTTTCATAAAATAAGTGAGCTATAAAATGCCTAAAAGAAAAACTAAGAAATGCTCAAATAAAAAATGCAAGTCAAAAGGAAAGCCTAAGGATTTAATCAACGGATTCAGCAAGGATAAATCAAAGTCTGACGGCTACTCTTCTTGGTGTAAATCCTGCATAAACAAGCGTAGCAATGAAGATTCTGATTATGTGCCGATGAGTAAAGAAGAGTTAGCTAATTTCAATGAGAAGTGTAAACAGGAAATGCGAGATAATTTAGAAACGAGGCGAAAAATCTTGTATGGATGATTTAGATTATTGGTGTGACATTGTGGACTATGTGAGATTATATGAAATTGATTAATTAAAGGAGAAATGAATGAAAATAGGATTCAAAAAATTAAGCGAGTCGGCAACTATACCAACTCTGAATAATATTACTGATGCAGGAATTGACTTGTACGCCTCAGAGAATGTAATGATTACAGCGCACTCAGACGCAATTATCAAAACTGGTATAGCGTGGCAACCTTCAAAGATTCGGATTAATCACAAGGCTGTAATGATTGTTAAAAGTCGTTCTGGCCTCGCTTTTAAAGAAGGTGTTGAGTGTACAAATGCAGGTGTGATTGACGAGGCTTATCGTGGAGAAATTGGTGTAAAATTATATAATACCACTTCTGAGTTATACCAAGTTAAAAAAGGCGACCGCATAGCTCAAGGCGTTGTGTATGAATTGCCACACGTTAATATCTTTGAAATTGACGAGTTAACAAAAACTGACAGGGGTGAAAATGGATTCGGAAGTAGCGGTAAGTAAATGCAGTGAATGCGAACATAGCGAAGTATGGCCAGACGGTTGCGCGTGGTGTTCAGAGCGTGGCTATGAGGTTGATGGCAATGATAAGGCTTGCAGGGAGTTTACACAGCAGGTTATAGAATAATAGTTTTATCGCTAAATCTTACCCCGTGGTACTCTTCTTTTAGAGTGCCATCGGGGTAGTATTTTTTATAATGACAACAACCTGTCATCATTGCAATTAATAGGGCGATTAAAAGTAGAATGATAAAATTAAACGAGCGATCATCCATAACGTTCTATTCGATAGCGATTATCATTTGCAATTGATTTTATAACAGATTCTGCTACAGGCTCAACTCTTACCTTTGATTTGTCAAAACATGTCCAACCGCCAAGAAGCAAGCCTTTGTTAATTGCTTGAGCATCACACCATGATTCACCATCTTCACGGCTTAGAAGATAAAGAATCTCGTCACATTCGCGCTGTGTGAATTCCCAACCGCAATTAGAACTGTATAACCAATCATGCACTACAAACGCTCTGAGACTTTTACCCATGCGATTTAAGAAACCGCGAACAGGTGAAGGAATGGAGCCAAAGTTGGTCTTAAATCCACACGGGATAGTTAATATTCGTCTGTCAGTCATTCTTACTTGAACGTGAGAAAGAGTTATCCAGTGTTCTCCATTCCACTTGTCACCTTTGATATAAGGCACACAAGCGAAATCTTTAAGAGGTGTTATGAAATGAGGTTGCACTAGTCTTCTCTATATGCTTTTTTGAAGTTTCGTGAATCCAGTTCTTTTCTGTCGGCTTTCTTTTTTAACTCACCGTCAACATAATTTTTGGTTGGATAAACGTATTTTAATTCAGAAACAAAGTTATCTATTTTTTTATCAATTTCAGATAGTTTTGATTCACTGTTAATAATTGACGATTCAAGTCTAGCCGTTCTTAATTCATTGCGTTTTACATTATCACTGATAGACTGCATCTCGAATTTATACTCAATGCGAATCTCTTTTAACTCAGCATGAATGTTAGACTTTGCCATACCACTGTGAAAAGCCAAGCCGACTATACAGACCATTATTGGCCACATTTGCGCTATCCAATTTACTGCTTTATCAGTCACTTTGTCGTAACTCCTTCGCTTTGGTTTATTTTCCATGATTTATTACCTGCTTTAATATACCATTGATTAGTTAAATATCTATTGCAACGCTTCGAGATTCATTATGTACGCATCGTAAATATCTTTAGCTTGTACTTTCCCAAGAGTAAAAGCCTGCTCCAGTTGTGCTGTCGTCACTGTTCTGATACTGTTATCAGCGAGCACCCATTTTGTTGAACCTTCTGCGATACCTACTTCAAAGTTTTCAAAGTCGCTTGGTCGTGTTTGAAATATCATACCATCAACTTCAACTGTTGCTGTGAACAAAGCCTCGTTGCGCTCCTGCTTATACTGTTGCCGTAGAGCCTCCTTTTCTTTCTCTGCAACCTTGTCTGCATCATACTTAACCACACCATCAACAACCTTTAAAATCGAATTATCGCGCACAATTATACCATCATGCTCAACTGCTGTTTGCGTGATAGTTTCCTTGCCTAGTTTCCATTGTTCGAGTTTGTCGAAATCTTCCTGTACTGAGCTTATTACTTCTGTGCCTGTGTAGGCGTATACCATGTTCATAATTTATCTCCTAGTAAAAACTTACTGTTAATTTTCCGTTGATTGTGTTGGTGTTATTTGCTTTTATCTGTGCGGTTGTGAATACTGTTGAGCTGTCTTTTATCCATTTGCCTTGAAATAGAATGCGATTATCGTTATAGCTAGATTTGCATAAGGCAACTCTATTTGATCCACTTTTTAAGGAAAATAAGGCACTTAGACGACTGATGGAAACTACATATCCTAAAATTTCATTTGACGGATTAAATGAAGCCGTTGTTGATGCTCCGTTTGAAAATAGTTGTTGAGCATCAAATGATAACCCAAGATTATTGAAATCTGATAAAATTTGAGTCGATGCGCTTGCTTCCCCCACAAAATTCACCTTCATCAAACACGCCCAACTTGGAATCTCAAAACTATGACCTGCTGAGAAGTCGCCTGCAATGTCAATTGTTTGGTTAAACTTCCACGGTGTCAAATCTGCGTTGTAGCCTTTTGGGACTGCGTAAAGTTGGACGTTGCCCGATACGCTTGCACTAGGGCGAAGGAGTAGCGAGGTCATTGGCGTTGATGTGTCTGGGTTGGAGAAATAGTCCTCTTCTTGTTGTGGTGATGATTGCCCCGATTGCGATATTATAGATATTTTCTTTCTTCCTGTATTTGAATTTATTAGGATGCAACAATTACCAAGAAAAGCGCCATCGTTTACCTGTGAACTATTTGAAGATTGAATAGCTCCGTTTGAATTTCTTAGATATTGCTTTGTCTTGCTTGATGACGTATTTTCATTTATATATGATTTTATCTGAGCTGTCAACCCACTACTAGCCACCACATAATAATCATACTCATCCCCATCTAAATCGTCCACACCTTCTGTATCATTCACACCTCCGAAAATTATATCAGCGGTTTGATTTGTTAGGTCTAAGTTTTTGAGCAGAATCGCATTTGGATTGTACTGGACTTTTGGGACTGCCGTTATGAATAGGGAGTAGGTGATGGTGGATGTTTGAGATGCGTAAAACTGCATTGATGTTATCTCTGTGCTTGTATCTGCTGTATAGTAACTATATTTAGCAACAGATTTACTGCTTGCACCGCTATCACACATTAAGTAATCATTATGCCTTTTACTTCCAATATAACCCGTTATCCTACCACTCCTAAAACATGGATGATCAGCACTATTGAAGTTCATATAAGCAAAATTAGTATCGCTTGATAATGACCCTGCACTAGGGGATGTACCCGAACCTGTCATATTGTCACGGCTATAGCTTACTAAATTATTGACTCTTGAAAAAATAGCATTATTCGAGCCTGCGCTACTAGACGAATGAACAATAAAATGATACTCATAACCATAAACCTCAGAACCTTCGCCCTCAATTCTAAGGTCTATATCCTCAAAGTTCACCCCTGCCGTGACCGCTTTTGTTTCGCGGTCGATGTAGCAGATTGTGTTGTGACATAAAATGTCTGGTTTTAAATCGTAATCTGGCATTTTTACACCGTCCCTATCATCCATTTACTCAAGACTGTTGAATAAACGTATTTGATTATATTCGTTGGCGTTCCTTTGGCTTCAACCCATGCTCGCGTTCCGTTGTCGTCTGCAAGCTTCATGCGATATGTGGCGTTGTTGTTTGTAAAGTATACCGTGTCTTGGTTTGCAGGGTCAGTCGTGTTAAACGTAACGGTATATTCCGCTGTAGCCGAAACGTCTAAGTAAATTAAAGAGCCGTTGTGCGCTGATGTAAGTTGCTGATTACCTGCAATGCCTGTTTCTGTACCCCAACCACCGCCACTTGGTAAATCATAAACACCGCGATTACCTCCGCTGTCTGTTCCTAGATATTTAGAGTTTCCTGTGATAACATGTTTCTCAATTGCGCTCGCACCATCTGCTACGTATGCCGTACCTGCTGTGTCTGCTACTGCTGATGTACTTGCTTGCAGTGCTTGAACTTCGTGCTTGTGGTAGTTATCAGCGTTTGAGCCGTCAATTAATCCTGATGGTGTTGAGCCACCACTTGCGCCTACTATATCTTCGGGCTTAACTTCAACATATTTCAATGCTAAGCAGTTATGTGAGTTTCCATAGTTTCTTTTTGTCTTATAAAGCACTGCATAAGTAACGCGTGCTTCCTGTAAAATCGGACCATACCCCTCAACTGTGTTTAGTTCACTTGCATAACCTGTATCAGCGTCATCCTCATTATTGTATTGCTGATTTCCCATCCATGCAAAGAATGTGTTCTCATTTTCAATAGAGTTTGTAACGGTCATAAAATACCAAACATATCGAGTGGTATTGTTCGCGTTATTATCTACTGATACAGGGCTACCGTCATTATTAAATACTGGCATATCATATGTAGTTGCTCCAAAATCACCCTCTGTTAAGAAAGGAAATCCAGTTTTTTCGATATGTCTTGTATTAGAGCCGTCTTTATACAATACGCGCCATGTATCACCGCGACTAAATGCAGTAAAATCAAATTTTCTGTCAGCAAATAACGTTGTACCGTTTCCTATTCCAAACTGTGCATCAAAATCAATTGAACCGTCTGGTGATGTTGGAAAGTCTGTTATAGAGCCACCAGATAAAAGATAGATTTGTTTATCGTAAAAATTCTTCACTGTCGTATTTAAACTCATTCCAGAACTAACTTTTCTAATGTCTGTTACTGCATTCTCTTTTTGAAATGAAGCATTCCCCCAGTCTATATACGAGACTGACACGAATTGAATCATTAATTCATATTGCGCCTGCCTATTCGGTGCGTCTGCAACTTGAGGTTCACCGCTATTATCAAAGTAAGCAAACTTTAATCCCTCGGTGTCGGGCAAAACCCAATCTACAGGTGAAGACTTTTCAAACACATCACCCGTTGCAACTTGGAATCTAAAATTATCATTCGTTGGTGTAAGCGTAAGTGTTCTAGTACCGTTATCGAATGAAAAAACTGAGTCTAACAAGTTAAAAAAGCCTGGCTGAACGCTTTGTAAAACAGTTGCAAAACCTGCGCTCGTCTTTCGTACAATCTCGTATTTCTCTGGCTCTGTTAAGAAGTTGGTAAAACCTTGCTGTAGGATAATTGCTTCTGTTACTACTCCACCCTCAAGGTTTAAGTCGTGATTTTCTTCCAAGTCTTCAAAGTCTACAAGGAGATTTGCTTCCGCTTCGGCAATTGTTGAATAGAGTTTACGGCCATAAATAAACGTCATTGAACCGTTATTGAATAGGTAAACAAATTGAGTTGTTACATTATTAGTCGGCACCGCAACAGGTGTGTTTGAAGCGCCATCATCCCAAAACTCTGGATCAATAACAGTTGCAGGTGATGTATAGGCGAATCCTGTGTCGCTTGTTGAGTCGATATAATTGTATAGCCTTACTGGGTTTTGAGTCGCAGGTATTACAGGTGTTACGGCTGTATTACCACCACGTTTAGCGGTTACGTTACCGCCTGCACCCTCTAGCGAGTAAGTGTATTCAGCGCGGTTAATATTTAGCCCCGATATACCTGTAACTTTACCGCCTTTGATTATCGCACCGCGTTGCTGTGAGATATAACGACTCTCTAAGGCGTGATTAAGCGCGATAGGTTGTGTGTTATCTGCATCAGTCGAAATGGTTGCAGAATCAACGTGAAGGATTCTTGATAATTTAACGGCTACTTGCTGTTTATAGAAATCATCAGTTGAACTTAGATTAAGACCAGCAGGTGTAGGCATTAAGTCTCCGACCGTTGCTTGCCCTTCTAGGTCTTCATAGATTGCGCCATCAGAACGAAGCCATAAATCTGTAAACTGACCGCTCCCAATTGTTCCTAACACTTCATTTGTTAGTGGTGAGACTAGTTCAAAGATTTGAGGCGTTGCTATATTTGCGGTGTCGCGGTTATCTTCAACATACCCTGTACCTGCCGTCATTGAATAAGTTGTTAAACCTACATTTGCTGTGGTGATTAATCCGTTGATTGTCCCTGTTGATTTTCCTAGCAGTGAATAATCTACACTACCACCGCCACCAACCTGCTGATAGTCTGTAATGTCGCCGACTGTTGTACCGAGGTATTCGTAATAGTCTGTACCTGCTTTCTGTAGATATGCGCTTGTCTGGTCGCCTTGTCCTGCAATCATCGCTGTAGTGTTTGCATAGGCATTTTGAACGGGAGGAATGTTTGAGTCCCCTGCGCCTATCTGGTCATAATCTGAGATATCAGCAGTTGAATCAGATTTCTTTTTGTAGAAGTCTACTCCTGATTGTTGCAAATAATTTTCAGTTTGGTCGACTTGGTTAGCCAACATTGTTGCTATGTCTGCATATTCATTTTGAACAGGTGGAGTCTGTGTGCCTGTTGCGATGTCTGAGATTTTGTATTTCTCAACCAACTGAGTGTCTTTATTCCATACCGGAAAGTAATCATCAGAGTTAAGTAGTGCGCCTGTATCAACATTCGAGCTGTATCGAGGTATATATAACGCTTCAATCTGAGAAGGTGTTAGGTAATCAACTCCAACTGTGCCGGGAGGTGTATCGCTTGTTATGCGCCTATTTCTGAATACAAATGGATATTGAACTACTAACGATGGCTCAACTTCTGGCGCAATATATCCGAGTAATTCCGTACCAACAAAAATCTTTTTCCCAAGTGGAGAGTCTTCTTGATCGTAAATGTATGGCTCAGTGCCTAGAATTGTAGCTAGTTCAGAAGTGTTCGCATTAATTGGTATAAGTACAACACCACCAGTTAACTCAACTCCGCTCGTATTTGTCCATGTTTCTTCAACTACTGTCTGACCTGTAAGAGTTCTAACTGGTGGAACTGTCCCCCCGTCATAATCCTCGGCAATGGCAAAATCCCATCCGGTATATATATCTAATTCGGCTTTTGAATAAGGAGAGCCATCAGCATGTAGTAGTCTTAGTTTGTGACTGGCTTGCTCTGTTACGTAAATCACGGGTATCTTTTCAAACACTTCCGCTATTATTTTATTGTCAACATCAACGAGCGTGGAAACCGCTCCATCTATCCGAACGTACGTTATTATTTCGCGTCCCATTATTCAAATCCTGTTTTAATTATTAGTTTTAATAATATAGCACCGATTTAGTATTAGTAAAAATTATAGTTATTCTGGTGGTGCGCTCACGCCTGTTCTCAGCATAACATCTTGAATATCTGAAAATTCTATAAACTCCGTTCTTCCACGAGTTTGCATCGAGTGACTGCTACTACACTCTAACGCTCCCTCTTTTATACTTATTGATAAATCGGAAGAATCTATCTCAATTGTTTTTTCCCCTTCCGATAAATCAATCTCTACTACCTTTGACTCGTAAAAAGTTCCATCATCAGAGGTATTGTTATAAGATCTTCTATATAAAGGCAAGAATACAGATTTTATAAAAACACCCTTATTATCTCTAAAATCGTCTGGGTTTACTGTTACTATCGTTTTAGTAGTACATTCATAAGACAATTGTTCTTGGTCTACATAAAAATAACCCTCGTACTTAAAAGCCATTTTATCAGTATAGTATGGAACGCCTTCGCTTCCTGCCTCCCAAACATCAGTTTGAGAATCAGAAATGCTACCATCTCGATTATACCTAGTGTAAGTCCTGTATGTATCCCATCTAGTTGTGCCACCATAATCGGTATTTGGGATATAATCTCTAAATCTAAAAAGATTAATTAGCTCTAAACACTGCTCATAGTTTCCGCTAACAGAGGCACCAAAACTAGCTGCTCCACCTGAGTAATAAGCATGCCTGTATAGTTTACTGTCGCCTAATCCTTCTTTTATCTCGTTACTTCTTTCCTCTTCTGTTAAATAAGCTATTGCATAATCAGAAGGTTCTATAGATTCAACCTCCACTGGATTTTTGAAGTATAAATCGACCTTTGATGGTGTGAATACTTGTTCAAGTCGCAGTCTGTTTCGGTAGTAATAAACGGGTATTCCATCTATAGAATACCCTGCTGGCTCGCTGGAGGATAACCCCGAACAATCAAACAGTATATATTGACTTAGGTTGAAATAAACACTGATACTTGGAGTCCAGCGTCCTACTTGGTAGTTATGCGCGTTTAATAGCGCATAGTACGCATCAATTACGCTTACCATACAACTCCTGTTGAGCTAAATATTCCTTCAAAAGATTGCACTTGCGCTAATCCTGCCCGTCCAATTTGAACATAATAAATTTCAGCTGAGTTAACTAATAAATCATCAGACGTAATAACTTCCGCATTCCAATTTCTAAGATATAAATATTCATTTTGAGTGGCTGTAATTTTCAGATAATAGTACTTCGATTCGTCAACAGCAATAGCTGTTTTGACTGTTGGCGTATTAACTGAAATCTCGGGCAAGATAGCCTGCCCTTTATTACAATAAGTATTGTACGTAGCGTCATCAGCAGAATCATTTGCTTTTGCTTGAAAAATTCTATTTAGTGTAAATGAGTTTTGCGTATTGGATGTAAAGAGTGAATTATCCACAGCAACTTGCTCTATTGCGTATGACTTAACACTATCTTTTTCGGTTATTACAACCTTTCCAATTGTGTAAAAATAATGACCCTCATCGGTTGCAGGGAACTTAACGCTATTGTATGCGAAATTGGTATTTGCAATCTCAGTACCTTCTTTAACTGTTAAAACTGGGTAGCCTAAAAAATCATCATCATCTTTCCAATTTGCTGAAAGTTTTAAATAAATAAATAAATCACCTGCCGATTCAGAATCTATGTTAACGGAATTTGTTTCTATAAAATATTCAGTATCATTGATAAACACGCAACCACTTGAGATATTAACCAATTGTTCGTCTTCATCATTTTTAGAAAGAGACATTGTAAAAGGTGTTAAGGTTTGCGCACTCGAATCACCACCACCACCATACTGGTCTATAACAGAGATATAAGTTCCTCCACGCGCTTTATTAACCGTAACAGTGGTATTATCTCCATGAAGTTCATTAGAATTAATCTCATTAATCAATTCCCGAATATCACGACCTCTTACTAATTCGCCATCATTTAGTGTATTGTGTATCATTCTGTGAACCCGTACATTTCTAAATCCCAACCTTTTTGAGGCTCACCGCCCGAATTAATAAACGTTGAATCATTAAATTTATAAGTTCTACGACATACCCAATAGCCACCGTCTCTAGTTATAGGACAAGAAGTGACAAGCCACATATTACCGTCTTCTGTTGATCGGCCGTAACTATTTGAAGGGTCTACGAGTAAGCCAACAGATTTAGATATATTAATTGCTTTTTCTTCTTCCGTCCAGTATATAGTTTCTAGGACTTCAACAGTTGGCTTTTGATAAGTGTTAGATGATTTGGTTCTCGATTTAATTATAGTTTCAGAGCCGGACGCATTTACATTTGTTCTGATAAAGAAATTGTCATACTCTGAATTACCTTCTATCTCTGAAATCTTCTTTAGCGTGTCCCATGATTCTGGAGCCGTTGCAGTTGAGTCGCTAGAAGTTAAGTAATGATCCCATTTCACTAGATAATCTTTATTGTGTGATAATGGTGCGTCAATAGTCGAGGCTCTTAATTCTGTATCAAATCGACCCGGCTTTTTCCATGAGTAATTTAAAATCAAATCACCCATTTTACCACTGCTTGGTTGCCAATCCGCATCATAAAAATATGTCTCGCTTGCGTCTGGATTTGGTTCACCTAGTTCGGGTATTCTGTAATCGAGCTTGCTTACAAGTCTTTTTACAATACGTCCAGTTTGCCTAGTTCCGCTTACCTTTAAGGCACCGCTTCTTGGTTGTTCGTCAGCCATTATATACCTCTATCCGTGTTATTTGCAATTCTTTCTAAAATATCAAGCCTGTCCGATTCTGCTTGAGACATCCCACCGTTTGCCCCCTGAGTTCTACCAATTGCCTCTGCACCAAATCCCATAGCGCCACCTAATGCACTAGCACCCGAACTTAATGGACTGAGATACCAAGGAACTTGAGAAGCAACGTCTGTTGCTAAATCTACTTTTCCATAATCTTTCAAGCCTGTTGTTTTAGATAAATTACCACCATCGCGTGTAGACTCAAGCAAATCAGCAACCACTTGCAAATCTTTGATTAAAAGACCCATAGGACCACGCATGTTTTTTGCCTGTTCTGTCCAATTTATAAAAGTATCAGTGATTGAAATTAAAGAATTTTGTAATGGCCCCCCTATGTCAGCAGTAAGGTTTTGAATCTTACCTTGAAGCGTTGACCATTTACCGAGAAGAGTTTGAGACTGCTTTTCCATTAGCCCGGCATATATACCGCCATTACTTGTCATTTCCTTAAATACTTGGTTTAAATCTTTGAATTTTATTTTACCAGTTTCAGCCATTTTAAATATTGCTTCTTTCGGTCTGTTCATTGACTTAGCTAGTTTATCAATTATTGGCACACCTGCGTTAACAAGTTGCAATAGTTCTTTTGTTTGAACCTTTCCCTTATTCATTGACTTAGCATATAGTTGTGCCATTTCGCCCAAATCTTTTCCCGTACCTGCGGATATATCACCAAGCATTTTAATCACATTAACTGTATTTTCTGCCTCAACGCCTGCACCTGCTAGAACTTTACCAGCCTCAATAACTGAGTTTGTATCAAATGGCGTAACGTCTGCAAACTTACGCAAATCGCTTATAAGTTGTTTTGCTTTTTCCGCTGAACCGAGAAAGGTTTCCATTGCTAATTGCGTTTGAACAAGTTTACCGCTCATTTGTCCGATTTTAGCAATGGTGCCAACAATAGCAGTACCAAAACCAATTAAGCCTAAGCCTATGTTTTTTGCAGATTTTCCAAAGCGTTTAAATTGAGCTTGTGCACTCTTTAAACCTGCTTGCAATCCTTTTGTTACGGCTTCAATTTTTACGCTTAATTTAGGCATTTTTAACCTCTTTTAATCTTTTATCGTAATCTATTTTTATGTTTCTGCTATTTTGATAAGCTTCTAACTTATATATGTTTGGTTCTAGCCATTGCCAAGGATATAATTTTTCTTGCTTATCCCACTCTTTACAGCACTTAAACAAGAATTTTAAATGTTCTTCATCTTTGCGCCTGCCAACTCCATTAACACCGCTCTGAATTGCGTTAACAGCTCCAATGTGACCGATTAAAGTTAGTGGCGTATTCCATAATACATCCTCATAACTTTTGTTTAACTTTTCGCAAACAGTGAAAATCGTACCTGCAATAGTTTCAGCACCGTACAAAAATAACCCACTGCCACCACCCGAACGGGGTAACATGTCGAAACCTGTAAAAGCACTATCTATTAATTCTTTGATTCGAGGCATTGACAATATAGAAATACGCTTTCTAAATATGAAAAACCTAACCGCTCTTTCTAACGGTCTTTTGTACCCCTTTACATAACTTGCAACTTTCTTTAAGGCTTTTTCTTTATTCTGTAATAGATAAAATACAACGCCATAGTCAAACCATGTCGCCTCTTCACCTTTGAATAGTTTATTATCCAAGAGTTCTAGCATAGACATAACCCCAAGCGTTAGCGGTGGTAGATTGATACCGTGAGTTTCAATCCCCACACCGTAACAGCTTAGAATCTCGCCTTCAAAATCAACACGTTTGTCACGTATAAATCTATCTGGAATTGATGCCATTAATTCTTAGAACGTGTAGTTTTAGTTTGTTTTGCGTAGTCGTTGTTAACTTCTGAATAATCATGAGAAGTTACAATGTCATCTCCGCTTTGAGCGTTCGTTGCTTCATTTGTAAAAGTATCAGTATACGTCTCTTCTGTTACCTCTGTTGTTCCTCCAAATGAGGTTGACTCGACAATGTTACCATCCTCGTCTAGCTTATCCGCAACCTGCACTGTTGCAGATGTTGAACGACTTAAAACTCCTGTTGCACCTGTACCGTAAGACATTTTTGCCTCCTTATTTAGTTAAATATGTTTTAATCTTAACACTTAAAATCTGATAGTTTTCATCTCTCTCTTCTTCACCGCTCTCATCCATATTCAAGCCATCAATTATCAGCCCTGTTTCAGTCGCTAGTGTTGATGTCTCTAACGTTATCATGTAATCAAATACAGCCGAATACATTGCTTTTAACTGCGCTCTGTCTTTATCATCCTGTATATACGTCATGCAAGTAAAATCGCATTCAGCTTCATAATATGGCGCGTTTGGTGCTATCCTGCGTAACGGCATTACATGAACCGATATTACGGGGGGCTCAATCTCTTTCGCATTGTCTTCATACTGCTCAATTGTTATACTAGAAAGAGCTGGAATAGCCTCCAATAATGCTTTATAGCCAAGCTCTAGCGTGTTTTCTGTACTCATGTTAAATCCTTATCGCTTTTTAATACTCTTTCTGCTTTAGGTAGATATTGTTGTTCTAGTGCTCTACCTGCTTTTTGTAATCCAATTCTGGCCGAGTTTGGTGCTATCTTTGAAATATATCTAACATTATTTATCATCTCAATAAAAGGGTCTGTTATTTTCTTTTGTACATTTGTTTTTGCTACTTTAGAACTAATACCGCGCATTCCCGTTGAGCCTTTGCCGTCAATATTCTTTCTGTGTCCTAACCACCCTGCCTTACCTGCCCCAGCTTTAGGTATCCTTCTTTTCTTACTCGAATTTCTATCATCACCCGGTTTTATTGGTATATAGTAAGGCTTACCCGTTTTCCTGCTAATCGCTTCAAAGAATTTTGTAATTTGAAACAAGCCTTGTTTGTCTGCTTTCTTTGGCGTTATATACTGACTCAAAACTCTTATATTATTATCTTTTGTATTGTAATAATAAAACTTACCTTTTTGCTTTTGCGTCTTCTTTGTAAGTGTTACAATCGGTCTTAGTCTTGCTTTTGCAGGTAAGCTATTACCGCTTATCTTTCCTTTACTACCGGGCTTAGTTGCAACCGTTGCCGATGTTATAAACTTATTAGCAGTTGCCTTTATCAAATCAAAGCCGATAACACGCATCTTTTTTTCAACACGCTTCATTGCTCCGCGTAAATCAGATAGATCGCGTTGGCTTATTTGAAATCCACTCATTTCTTATACTTATCACCAAGATTAATGGTAATCCCCACATTAGCAGTATCAAGGCTATAACTCATAACCCTGTATTCTTTGCCATCGTATGTTATTAAATCCCCGTCCTCTGGATGACCTGTTAAAAAGTCTCTAAGTGTCGCAATCAATACAACTTCTACACCGTCACTCTCACCCATCTCAGAAAACACAACATCTATCTCAGATGAACCAAGCGAACCAGTATATGTATCACCTTTAAAAGTAAAAACCTTTGGTACATCGCTGTGAATAAAGTCTAAATCATCTGCCATTAAGCTAAAATCTAAAGCCATTTGAATCTCCAATTAATTTAAAAGAACGCGCCACATGGACGCGCTCGATAAATCAATTAAACACTAGGGAGCAGTAACGATTGCTTCCGTTGATTTGATTGAATCAGTTAGAACGATTGGAACATTAAACGCCATTTCGGGATATGGCGCAGGTCGTCCGTCACCGTTTGTTGCTGTGCGAGACTGGCGTAGCATTTCAATAGTTGCCGAGTTCATAAGAATACGGTTAGGCTTCTTGCCGGCAGGAAATAGAGTTAGCATCTTTGCAATATCATCATCATCAAACCCTGTAACCGCGTCAATATTAGCAAGTCTAGCCGCAGAATGAATTGAACCCATTTGAAGCCCCATCCAACCTAGGATAGACTGTGTTAGTCCTGTGTATCCCGATGTTCCATCAGCGCTTGTGCTGATGCGCTGTTCGATAACGTCACCAACATTAAGTTCTCCCTCATTACCTGCTATAACTGCAATGTCATCTTCGCCTTCTCGCAGAAAATAAACCGATGTTTGTTTGGATGCAACAGCCCCACCATTTGAGAGACAGTTGTTTTCGATGTCTGGGAATGCAGATGCAAGACCAAGGAATCCGTCTCCATCTGTTGCGTTAATTAGTTGCTCTTCAAGTGCTTTGAACGCAGATTTAAGTGACTTTGTGCCTTGTTTCGCCATATATGCTTCAATACCGCGCTTGAACTTCATTGCAAGTCCTTTATCTCTAACAAGAGAAGCGTCAATAAGTTTTAGAGCTACCTCAACCTCTAGCTCTGCACCTGCCGCATTCACAATGCCTGTGTTTACATCACGGAACGCAACACCTGCCGCTAGTGTTTCTTTTGTGTAACTGTGGTTTGTACCATTCGATGCTTCTGTTGCAAATGCAACTTTAAGCCATGGTGTTTCTTGTAGTAGGTCGCTTACATCAATGTCAACATTATTCATGTTGTTCATTTGTACCAATCCTGCTAATGTGTTGTCTGACTCTGCCATAATTTATCCTTGTGTTTTATTTCGTTGTGATAATGCTTGCTCAAACGTGAGCTTTGCTTTTGCTTCACCATCTGAAAACGCAACAGCCTCAATGCCGTCTGCTTTCTTTGACAGTTCTTCATCTTTTTGCTCGATAACAGCTTTCAGAACATCAACTTCTGATTTACCGTAATGAGCCTTTGCGAACTCGTACCCGTGTTCATCTGCTAGTGCTTGGAAAGCTTCAACAGGATTAACCGCGCTTAGTTCTTCTTTAACTTCTTCAACTTCGGCAACTTCTTCGACAACTTCTGTCTCTTCAATTGCTTCTAGTTCCTCTTTTTCTTCGGCCACTTCTTCCGTAGACTCCGCTACTTCTTCAATAACCTCTGCTTCAAGTTGCTCAACCTGTACAGACTCCGCTGTCTCAAGCTCTTCAACTTCTTGTGTTTCTTCTGTCATTTCTGACTCCTTTTTTCTATCGTTAAATTGTTCATAATTCTTTAAAAACTGTTCAACTATTTCAGGCTTACTCGATAGCATTTCGTAAACTTCTGGATGCGTACCAAGAAATTCAGATACTTGAGAAGATAAAGCATCTTGATTGAAAGCACTGAATAACCCATCTGGATTCGCGGCTGGATCGTCTACAACATCACAAGCGTGTAACTTATCACATGTCACAAACGTTCTTTCATCTCCATCATTCTGATACTCTTCCCCGATTGTAAAAACAATTGATGTTCCAAACATATCGGACTCACTTTCAGCCAGCCCCAGAACATAATCGTATAAATTACCACCTGGTGCATCTTTAGCCGAACCGCTCAAAAACAAATCAGCTAGTACTTGCTCTCCCTCAACACGAAAGTTTTTAAACCTTCCTAAGAACGTACCTAAGGCAGTAGAACACATTGAAGGATGCCCGAAACGAGCTTTTAACCCGTTCTTTTCCGCGTTGCCAAGTTCTGCAACACGTTCGACAAATGATTGCTCAAGATGTACACCGTGTCCTTTAGCTTCACCAACAGTATTAACAGAAACGCCAAAAATAGCGCCTTTCTCCCTGTCTACTGTTCCGCGCTTTGCATAGGTTGAACTACTCCGAAACCATTCCATCTTCTTCTCCTATCAATGCTTGTCCCGGCTGTCCAATGACCACCGAAGCGTTATTATCTTTTATTTGTGTTTCTTCGCGTCCTAGTTGCTCAATAACATCAGTGAACTCTAAACCTTTCTTTTTGCATTCTAAAGCTCTGTTTGATACACCCGAAGCGATACGCATTTGAGTAGCTTGAACCTCTTTGAGTTCGTCTATCCAAGGAGTACCTTGTGGTATAAACTCGTAGTCAATCTCAGACGGTGCGCCTTTAATGCTTTTCAATAGTTCCGGTAGTACCCATTCTGCTATATTCTCAAGCGCATCAATATTTGTTGCACGCTTCTGCTTTGCTGATAGTTCGTATTCTGCTCTATCCTGCTTATTCGCTGAGTAACTTGAACCTTGTGAATTGAAGAAAGTATAAGGAATATCAAAGGCGAGTAAGGCAATTCTGAGCATCAATGAGACATAATCTTGGTACTCGTTTGAAGGTGTTTTGCTTTCAAACATGTCAATTTTATCATTTTCATCAAGCTCTAGTTTTAAGCCCATATCCATTTGAAAATCATATTTATCAGTATCCGCGTCCGGCTCATCGCCTGTTTCTTCATCAAACTCATTGAAGCCGGATTCACCGCTACCCTCTGACATAATAGCAAGTCCAAACATACCATGCTTCTTACACTTCAATAACAGAGCTTCGTTACACTCGATTATATCCATGAACGTATTGACAGCCGATGCCATTGGTGATATACCGCGCAATTGGTCGAAGCGTTGAAAGTAACCGTCAAAAATTATATTCTCTGGTGTTACTGATGATTGGTATGATAACTGCCCGCTTTGATCGCGCTTGTTAATCATATAGCGTCTAACTGCTCCGAATTGGTCAAGAATTAACCCTTCATCATTTGTAACTTTCTCATATGATTTAGGAATATTGCCAGCTTTACCGATTCTATCAGATTCCACACCTTGGAGTTTAAATCCTTTAATCTTTAGAAGTGCTGAATCACCATCAAATGCTTTACCGGACTCAAACAAACGCATGATATTATTTAAGCTATGGCGCTTTGCAATATCACAAGACTCTTTCTTGCTCCACTTCTTCCATGCCTTTTCTATCTTCTTGTTCATTTCTGAATCAGTTGTTTTAGCTTGAAATGTAAAGGTTGAAACGTAGTCAAGATGCTTTCTTAGTGCCCAGCCCACAGTAGGGTCGTTTCGTGAAAGGTCTTTGATAGTTGCAACTAGTTTAATTCTGTCACGCCTTGAAAGAACTTTACTTTCGTTCTGTACTCTTGTTTTCGGTGCTCTGCGTCTGCCTTTATTAGAGACAGCGTTGTAACCTAATTGTTTTTTATTAGGTGATAGTGACGGGTTCACAAATGAGTAATTATCCATTAGTTAAATGCACTCCCGAAACGAGCAGAAGACACACGCGGTCTTGAACCTATCTCATTATTATACTGTTTCTGTAAATCTTTTTGCATTCCGTAAAGGTCTTTAAGATTTGCGCGTGATACTGAGCGACCGTCAAGAGTATAAGACTGATTATTCAAAACAGCAGTAATTGCGCCTTGAACTTCCATCAATTGCTCTAATGCTGTTTTTAATGCCATATAGCCCCTGTATAAGTTATTCTAATATTAGTTTTCTTAATCTACCATTAAAAAAACCAATATACAAATAAAACCTACTATGTTAATTTATTTTATACCGATATACTCGGCTTTACGTTTGATTTGGTGTCGAGGTTTGCGTCAGTTATCGCTTGATCTGCTTGTGATTTAACTTGTGCCTCGCTGATATTGTTCAGATTGCCAATATCTGTTTGGATTGCAGTTTGAACATCTGTGACATTAGTCGGAGTAGCAGGTGCGACTGTATTCGCTCCATCGGTACCGCGCATGTTGCTTGCAATTGTTGTTGTTGCTGTAGCCCAATCACCTTGATTTCCTTGTAGCTCGTTTGTATCAACCAATATCGCATCCACAACCGTATCAACCGCATCAACCTTAGCTTCTATGTCTGCTATGTCAGAAAGTATCTGCGTTTGGTTTGCTAATGTGGCATCTCCGCCTCCACTACCTGCTGTAGTATATACTGGTGAATAATCCATCTGAATACTGTTTGAAGTACTGGCAATAATAGTCGCACTGTCATCACGATATAATCTACCACCCTTAAGTAAAAGAGCGTTTGCTTTTGTGTTGTGAATTTTCAAGTCTACACAATCAGTACAAACTTTAATAGAGTTGGTCGTCTCCCACTCGATACCACCGAGAAGGTTTCTTATTCCGTCTTCTGTTGTGATGTAGTAATAATTCCAAGCACCTAGACGCTGAATTTGTGTAACATTATCTGCATCGTTAATATCAACGTGAATATCACCACTATCAAAGGTGAACTCAGTAACAGTTGAACCGTCTAACCCAAAGTCATTATATACAGAGTCATCAGTTTGATTTGCAAGAACCGACCAACCTGCCGAGCCTGCAACTGCATTTGTTTCAAAGTCACTTTTAGCAGTAACACCGCTTTGATATGCAAGTCTAACTCTGACAGTGTCGCCTTCAGTGTAGTCTGCGCCCTCGTTATAGGTCGCGCTGTAGCTTGTGCCTGATACAACCTCATTTGCAACTTCGCTTGCTGTGGTCACATTGTAGACTTGGAGCCTTGAGCCTGCGACGATGCCTGTAATACTAACTGATCTAGTATCATTGACTTCTACATTAGGTCCAGTAACAGTAGTTATGGAAGAGTTATCTAAGACTAAAGTAACTGTACCTCCAGATGAATTAGTTACTTCGTTGATTGTACACCCATTTAAGTTGTAAGTTCCAGTCGTAGTAAAGTCTAATGCACCTGTACAAGTTACGTCTGTTATTGTAGTTGAGTCAGAGTCATAGCTAATATCACAATCAAAGTTACCCCCAGAAAGTGCTGTTGCCCCACGAACTGTAGTTGTACCTGTTGTTGCCACCACACCACCTGTGAATGTAGTTGATTTAAGTGTTGCGTCTGCTCCTGTTAGCGAGAAAACATTTGTCTCTGTAGAGTCTAGAATTAAGTCTCTATCTTCAATCTGAAGCTGCTCACCAACAATGTCGTACCAGAAAGTTGTTGTTGCGTAGTCATCATCACCTGCCCAATATAGTTTTGCCACTGCAAAGGCTTCATCGTTTGTATTAGCCTCTGTAAGTGCTGATGCCTGAACTGCTGTCAAAGTAGTAGCTTCTTCCGCTACACCCACAAGAATTAATCCATCAAAATCCGTATAAGTTAAATCATTATCAACAGCTAGATTATACTCAAATGTAACCGCACCATCTTGTGTAAACCTATTTTCGTATTGCCTTCCACTTGGATTGTTGAATCGTAGTCAGTTATTTGCGAAAGGTAAAGGTCACCACCTGATGTAGCTCCTGTGTGTTGTGCTTGCCTTGTTACCACCACTGGGAAATCATCTCCAAATGGAATTGTAGGGCTTCCTTGTAAGACAAGCTCTCCATTAGAGTCTGATTCATAATCAAGGTCAAGTGGAGTGCCGTTGATACTATTAAACTGAGCACTTGAGGAGAATCCGTAAGGTAGAGTTAGACGGCATTTAGCACCCTGTATTTTAGTTGTACCAACAACATCAGAGGAAACAATAGGGTCAAACTTTAATGACTCATAAATACGTCCATTCCTTACATTTATGTTTGTTGATTGGTCGTATCGACAGTTACCTGTACCGGAGAGCTTAGTTACAGGGTTAAGCGACAGGATACTAGGACTGTAACTCTTATCACCTTGACCAATTGCGTAAATAACAGGTGTTCCATTTGAGGCTACCTCAAGGTTGCTAACAACCGAGTCTCCTTGCCCCCAGTTAAAGTAAGTAAAGTCAAATAGCCTGTTACCCGAGAACTCAATAGCGCTAAGGTCAAGACTTGGTGCGTCTGAGCTTAACTCCCAGTTAGAGCCAGTTGTAATGTGAGAAGTATTGTTATTATTAACCCTTGAACCATTACGCATATAAGCGAATGTGTTACCCTCTAGGTTGTACCAGTTAGAATTAAGGAAATCAGCCACAAAGTAGTTAGACCTTGAGCTTGAGTTTGATGCAGAAACTTTTTGGTATACAGTACATCCATAGAAGTTAAATGTCCTACTATTTGCTTGGTTTCCTGATACTCCTGCGATTATATCCCCCGAGTTATTTGCTCCCGCACTATACTCAAAATATCCAGTTAATCCTAATGGAGAATCGCTTGTGTCGTTTATATTTACAACACAGTTATAGAAAGATATGTGTACACCGTCAGCAGTAAGTGTAGTCCTGCCATTTAAGTCAACAACTGCATTCTTGATTACATAATAACCAGTAGCTGATATGTTACTAGCCGTAGCCTTAGTAACTGTATCACCACTTCTTGTAAATCCAAGTGGAAGGCTCTCTGATGAGACTGATGCCCCAGAAAACCTATTGACCATGTCTGAATCAGTATAGAATTTCATTTTTCAGTATTACCTCCTACCGCCACTTCACCCGAAAGCTTTGGGTCTGAGAAAGTTGTTAGGGATGTAACACCAGTTAATCCGCTTAAATCGGCATCTGTCCCTGTTTGAGTGATTATTCCGCCATTAAAAGAAAAGCTCATGTGTACCCCTATTTAAACTTTATTAATTGTTCGCGTTGGTTTGCCAGTCAAAACCTCGCCTGTATATGTGAGTGCTGTGGTAACTGTCCACACTTGAGAATTGTATGTAAATTCATGAACTAACTGTGTCAGAAGATCGCCCGTATAGGTGAGTGTCTTGCTGTTTAGTGTTACATCTGCCGTATCATCGTAATCAATGCTTGTTAACTTCCCCGATGTATAAACAAAACCTCCATCTGTAACAGTTGAATTACCTGCTAGATATATAATGTAATCGTCGTCATAATCAAGTTTACCATCTAACTCCGCCTGAAGGTCTGTTTGATCTGATAAAGTACCCTCAAGACTTCCCCAAGTATTTACGCCCTGTTCGCCTTGTTGACCTTTAACGCCCGCAAATAACTGACTACGATTCAACAATC